AGACCCAGTAATATTTTGGAACGTAGTGCTGACACTCATCATAGCTCCTGCAGTGTGGGCTTTTCGTAACATGTTAGCAGAGATGAAACGTATAGACATACTACTCAACAGAACACGAGAGGACTATGCGTCACGAGCAGAAGTAAAAGATGAGATGCAACATGTAATGGAAGCACTACACAGACTAGAAGATAAACTAGATAGAGTATTAAGCAGAGAGAGCAAATGATTCAGTTTCAAGGATTTAAACAGTCAGGCATGGAAAAAATAGCTAACGCTATGGGTTTTCAAGGTGAAGAAAAAGATTTTCAAAAGTTTCTACAAGACAATCCTGACAGACAAGCAGAGATGCTACGCTATCAAGACATAGCACGTAAAATGGTAGAAGGTGGCTATGTAAAAATGCAAGAGGGTGGTGCTACGGATAAAAAACAAATGCAAAAAGTTTCTGATGGCACTAAAAAACAACCCGATGACACAACCGGTGTAAGTCCTTCTGCACCCATAGCAGACGTTACAGCCGAAAGAATGCAAGCCCCTGAATTACCTACAGGTGGTAAGATTGAAACTGAACTTACTCGTGATGAAGCAGGTGCATATATACCAACAACAACTGGAGAGCTTACTGGTGACAGAAAAGCAGATACTTTTTTTGCACAAACTGAAAAAGCAGATGACCCAGATGTAAAAACTGCAGCAACCGTTACAACAGAAGACGTAAAACCTGATGTAGACCAAGTAGTAAATGCACTTGATGCTGCCCAAGCAAATCCCGATGACCCTAGACTAGAAATAATAGCACAGGAACAAACTAAATCATCTGTATCTGACCTAAAAGCTGCACAAGGTAACAGCATACTTATTGACAATCCTGTACAAAGAGAGTTACAAGATGGTGAGTTAATAAATGGTGTAGCTGATGCAGAAAAAGCTGCTAAATTTACAGAACAAGTTGATGCCGCTACCGCAACACCTTCAGAGAAAGCAACAGTACAAGGACAACTAGCAAATCTTACAGAGGGCTTTGATGCAACTAACCCACCTGCGTGGGCTGCAGGAGCGTTACGAGGTGTACAGGCTATTATGCAACAGCGTGGTTTGGGTGCATCTAGTATTGCAGGACAGGCATTAATACAGGCAGCCCTAGAGTCTGCATTACCTATAGCACAAGCTGATGCAAGCACACAGGCATCTTTTGAAGCACAGAACTTATCTAATAGACAGCAACGTGCAATGCTTGCTGCAGAGCAACGTGCTAAGTTTATGGGTCAAGAATTTGACCAAGCATTTCAAGCAAGAGTGCAGAATGCTGCTAAGATTAGTGACATAGCTAATATGAACTTTACACATGAAACACAAGTTCAATTAGAAAACAGTCGTATTGCTAATACTATGGAACTTACCAATCTAAGTAACAGACAAGCTATGGTGATGGCAGAAGCAGGTGCATTAGCAAACTTAGATATGGCTAACTTAAATAATAGACAACAGGCTGCAGTGCAGAATGCACAGAACTTTTTGCAAGTGGACATGGCTAATCTGTCTAATAGACAGCAGACAGATATGTTTAAAGCACAACAAAGGGTACAGGCTTTGTTTACAGACCAAGCTGCCACAAATGCAGCCAACCAGTTTAATGCATCTAGTCAAAATCAGGTTGACCAGTTTTTTGCTAGTCTTCAAACACAAGTGTCGCAGTTTAACGCTACACAGGCTAATGCACAGAATCAATTTAATGCAGGACAAGCAAACACTATAGGTAGATTTAATACTGAGTTGGCTAATCAACGTGACCAGTTCAATGCACAAAATCAAACTGTTATTGCTCAAGCAAACGCACAATGGAGAAGACAGATAGCTACAGCAGATACTGCAGCCATAAATCGTACTAACGAAATAAATGCAACAAATGTTCTTGACATTAGTAAAACAGCATACGATAATTTATGGCAGTATTATTCTGATGCTATGGAGTTTTCATGGCAAGCTGCTGACAGTGAACTAGACAGGCAGGCTACTATAGCTGTGGCTAGAATATCAGCCGATGCCGACATAACAGCTGCAGAACTAAAGAGAGATGCATCTAATAGTGAAGCTATAGGTGGCTTTGCATATAAAATATTTTCAAATTATCTAGGAGCTTAATAATGAGTCAAGTTGGAATAATTAATCAGGCTATACGCAATGCATATGAACAGTTAGAGATAATGCCTGAACCAAAGCCTGTAAGCACAGGATTATTAGCTAGGTCTGAGAAAAAAGAACCTGAAGAAAGAATGAATGACGCAGTTAGATTATTAAAAATGGTGAAAGAAAAAACAAATGGAAAACACAAAGCAAGATAGTTCTGAAGTAAGTATGAATGCACCTATTCCCGGTCAGTCACTGACTGCACCTCTAGGTGATAGACCTTGGCAGAGACCTGCTAGATATTCTACACCAGACACTGCATTGGCATTTTATATTGATAGGATTACAAGACCAGAAAGAGCTAATGAACTACTGGATATATTAGATAATGGAGTTCCTGTTAATACACTTGTGGATATACTACAACAAGGTGGTGTGATGGAAGGTGTACACAGTTTAGACGTTGGCATAATAATAGCACCTGCGTTGACAGAAGTTATATCAAATATGGCTGACGCTGCTGAAGTTGATTATGTTAAGATGTCAGAAGAGAAAGATGAAAAGACAGCAAACAAATCAGAAATAATATTTGCTCTAAAAGAAGACCCAAAAGAACAAGAGCCAGAAATTGATATAGAACCAGAGCCAGAGATGGAAGAACCTAAAGGATTAATGGCAAGGAGAAAAGAATAATGGCTTTAAATTTTGGTAGTTTTGTAGCGGGTTTTGCAAAGCAAGGCACTGCTGACTTTGAAAAAGAAGAAACTATGGTTTCGAATCTTGTGTCCAAATCATTTGATAAATGGTTAGTAGATGGTCCTGCAGCGCACAAAGCACAACGTGCTAGAAAAAAATCGCTAAGAAAACAGGCTAAAATATTAGCATCTTATAATTTAAGTCCAGACAAGGTTGGAGTCATACTTGAACAAGGTAGAGCCGATGAGGTAATTAAATATTTAGGCGGCATTAATAGTCTAACAGGTAATGCTAGAAAAGCATATCTTGAACCTTTAGGTGGAGATGTAAGTAATATAGTAAAGTTTGCAGATGGCTATGAAGAAAGTGGTATGACTATAGACGAAGTAATAAATAAAGTAGGTGGTAAAATATCAGGTGGCATGAGTCTAAGTGATGCTTTTGCAGATATAGGTCAGAAAAAAGAAAACACACTTGCTAATTTACTAACTCCTAACGTGTCAAATATTGTGGGTAAGAGAAAGAAAATGTATGAGTCTATTTATGGCAAAGGCTCGATAGAAAGTGCATTGTCAAGTGCTACAGGAACTATAGAGACAGAGGGATTAGGATTGAGTGGACAAGTCTTTACTCCTGACCCAGAAAGGTCTGCAGTCATAGAAAAAACCTTAGACCCAGACAAGGATTTTAGAACTGCTTCTTATGCGCAAGGTGTTACAAAAAATTACATTGCAAGCTTAATTGATGGTGGACGTTATACTCAAAATGAGGGTTTGTTTATACCCCCTGCCATAACAAAAAAACATAACGCTATTACAAAATCTAATTTGCTTGAAATAGTTAATAAGGGTATAGCCAGTAAAGCAAATACTAAAACTGGAAATCTTAGTGACGAATCCATTGCAGAGATAAACCAAGACTTAAAAGATTATGTAGACCAAAACATGAATAAGCAAATAGTGCAAGAAGAAACTAGGGTCGAAGGTTTAAGCATTGAAGATGCATCAAATGAGTTAAACGCATTAAAATCAAAGGTATCCTCTAAATTAGTTAATAAATCAGGAAAGCCCGGTTCTCTGGCTTATAGTATATGGGAAGACCAGTACGCTAGACTTTTGGTAAAACTAAAACGTGCGCCAAATATAGATATAGCAAAAACTTTAGCTTTTAAAGAGTTTCAGAGACTTACAAAAGAGAGAAAGGTACTTGATACTGGTATAAGTTCTGATGGTGATGATATTGATATGAACCCATAGAATGCCATGTATAAATCATACAACGAAAAACAAACATTAACACGAGATGACCTAACTAGTAACTCTGAGTTTTACGAAGATGTTACAAATTTTTTACGTGAGCGTAACGGTGTAACAGAACAGTTATCACCAGACGAAGCATTTGATAAATTTATGGAACATATGCGTTACCATAACGTAAACGAAGTCACTGTTCTAAGAGACTTAGAATATGTGCAAAATTCCGACAACGAAAGTAAATTAAATTTTGGCAGTCTAATTGATGCCTTTGATAAGGTAGATGATGGTATCACACTAGCAGGTATAGGTGACTATCTACAAGGCACGTTTACTGCACCGTCTACTTACATAGGATTAGCTACAGGTGGCACAGGAAAACTTGCGTCTATGGCAGGCACACAGGCTGCTAAAATAGGCGTAAGAAAACTAATAGCTGAAGCTAGTAAGAGTGCATTGAAATCTGCAGCTGTAGAGGGGTCAATAGGTTTTGGACAAGGTTTGGGTCAAGAGGTTATTAGAAAAGAAACAGGCTTACAAGAACGAGTCACTGGAGACAGAGCCTTGGCAACAGGCGGTATATCTGCATTAACAGCAGGTGTAATAAACTTTCCTACAGGGATATACCAAGCTAAAAAGGCATCTCGTGCAAATGAGTTGATTGCTCTTAATGAGCTAAAAGCTGCAGAAAAAGCGTCTAAAGCTAGTGAAATAAGTTCGGCTACCATAATAAGAGTAAATGAAAAAGCAGGTGGCGCGAGCAAGATAAGTAAAATTAAAGAAACACTACAAGCCCTTGACCCCGAAAAGGTTAGAAAGGGTAGAAATATAAAAAGAATGTCTAGTATGTCTGATTCTCTAGAAGCAGGTTTGCCTGTAGAGACAATAGAGAACATAACTGCTGCGGCATTGCGTATACAAGATGATGTTTTAGATTTACAACCCAACGAAAGAATTACTAGTGCATTGGCTAGAGCTTTATCCGATGGCAAGTTTGAAAAGCTAGAATCTGTAGAAAAAATATTAGATGAACACAACTTAAACTATGAAACCTTCTCATATCTTTACTTAGCAGAGATATCAGATGCAGGTAGAAAGCTTCAACAACAAGCTCAAGTTTCTCAGGCTTTTAGAACAAAAAAGATAGGCGCAGACCCAGAGCCAGAAGAGCTTGTAACCTATCAAATGAAAAAAAGTGAAGTTGATAGTTTATTAGCTAATGTAGACCAACTTAATGTTGCAGGAAAATCAGCAGTGGATGGTGATGCTGCTAAAGTTTTAACTAAAAATAAAGAAGCTGCGCGAAACTTTTTTCAAGACTTAGATAGGTTGAGACTCGGTGTTATGACATCACAACCTGCCACCACTATGCGTAACAATCTAAACGGTGGATTTAGAGCAGCAGTAGATGCTACAACTAGAACATTTGATAATTTACTAAGTTTACGAAACCCCTTTGATGGTACATTTGACGTAGCCAAGCATGTATTTACACCCTATGAATCTATGGCTGTACAAAAAATATTTAAAGAAACATTCCCCGAAGAAGCATCTAAGTTGTTTAGACAGGCTGCAGACCTAGAAGCAACATACGGCAAAGAAGGCGCATTGGCTGTGTTGGGCAGAAAAGTAAATGTTTTAAACACCATGTCAGATAATATCTGGAAACGTGCAGTTTTATCAGCATCACTAAGCAGACGTATATCTGACAAAAACATAAAGATGACAGACGAATTTAGAGATGATTTATTGAAGAATAAATTAACTTTAACAGGCGGTGCAGACGAAGCTACTAGTGCGATTACAAAAGCTAAAAGTGAAGGCACATACGAGAATCTCTTAAAAGAGTTTGGTTTAGGAAAAACACAAAGAGCATACTTAAACTTTCACGACTTGCTAGAACTAAACAGGCTTGGTGATATAGACGATGGTATATTAAAAAGTTCTATCGAAGATGCCTACGAATTTGTGTATCAAACTAGCTTTAAAGGTGAAAACTTTTTTGGTAAACTAGCAAAAGGCACAATAAAAGCGCATCAGGACATGCCCTTTGTTATATCAAGCTTCATGCCATTTCCCCGATTTGTTGCTAATCAGATTAAATTTATATATCAGCACACACCTTTGTTAGGTTTACTTCCGCTAGATAAACCAATTAAGGATATGCCTACTAATAAGTACATAAGAGAAAAGCTACCTAAACAGATGACAGGTGCTATGATGTTTATGACTGCATATAACTGGAGACTTAAACAGGGTGAAACAACAAACTGGTATGAATTTAAGGATAACAATGACAACATAGTAGATGGCAGACCTGTGTACGGACCTTTCTCATCTTTTGTTTTAGCAGCTGATATAGTGCAAAGGTATCAAAATGGCTCTATGCCTGCAACAATTAGTCCTTATATTAGAGATGCACTGCAAGCTACATTAGGCTCTACCTTTAGAGCAGGAATGGGGCTGTATTCTCTTGATAAATTATACACAGACTTTGAAGGTGGTCAGTTTGGAAAAGCAGGAGCAGAAACTATTGCTAATATAATCAATACATTTACGCTACCTGCGTCTGCTCTTAGAGATGTTTATGCACAGTTTGACACAGATGTTCGTGGTATACCTGAAACTAGAAATGGTGAGTACAACTTTTTAGATGTATTGTGGGCGAGAGGTACACGTTCTCTGCCTAAAAACTTTGCAGGTGAGTTTGAGTCAGGTATGATACTACAAGACGCAACAAGAGCGCGGTCTCCTTTTGAGACTGGAGAGTTAATACAGGTCAATCCTCTTGAAAAACAAATGTTTGGTTTAACTAAACGTAAGCCAAAGAGTCTTTTACTACAAGAGATGTCTAGTGTAGGACTTAGACCTTACGACTTGTACAGAAGAGACAGAGATGAGAGAAGAGATTTGTATATGAGACAAATACTGTCTGAAGCAGGCGGAGAATATAATCTAAATGAAAAACTTGCAGAACTAATAAAAAGTGAGGGATATCAAAACTTAGGCAATGATGCCGATGCTAAAGCTATAAAAAGAGATATGCTAGATTCTGCTGCACAAATTTTGGTTGAAACAGTTAGAGAACTGGCAACACAGAGAATAGAAACAGAAGCCTTTGATACTAGAGCATCTTACACAACCTCTGACAGAGTACGATGGAATAGAATACCTGCTATAGATAAAGCCAGAATAGATGCAGAGTATAGAAGAGAGTACGGTGGAGAATCTGTATCTTCTGATAGAGACATGACTATATACATCGAGGGTGAACCAGTAAATGTCCTACGTTGGGGTATAGAAAGGGCTAAAAGTATAAGTGGCACAAAAGGTATAGGAAACTAATGCTAAATACAAAAGAACAAATGGATTATCTTCAATCTTTGGTGGACTCAGACACTGAAGATACATTTAACAATTATCCTAAAAGAATGTCTCGCGCTGAAGAAGCATTAATAATAGCTCAGAAAACAGAGTTAAAGCCTGAAGGAACATTAGCTCAATTATCGGGGGTGGCAGGAACGGTTGCAGACTTTACTCCAATTATAGGTGAGATAAAAGCTGCATCTGAACTACCCAATGATTTAGCGTATGCTCGTAAACTCGTTGAGTTAGGTTATGATGAAGGTGACTTAAAAAAGATGGGATTAGGTGGCGCATATGCCATGATGTCTGCAATGGGTATATTGCCGGGCATAGCCAGAGTAGGCGCAAAAGTGGCTAAGAAAAGTTTTAAAGAAATAATGGATGAAGAGTTAGCTAAGGACATAAAGCCAGAGACTCCAAAGGTAGATGCACCACCCAAGGAGTCGCTTCCTTCTGAAACAACAGAAGAGTTTTTAGGCAAGAAAAGAGAGAAGACAACAAATCCAGAGACTGCAAAAAAGCAGTATGGCTTGATGTCTAAGCCTGACAGCTAACGGTTATCACCAGAACCGCCTAGCACTCCTCTTGCTCTTCTGTCTTCTAACTTATTAAGATTGTCTTCCATTATCTTACCAAGATTAGAACCCAACTCTTCCGCTAATACAGCCAGATACCAACACACATCGCCAAGCTCTTTGCCTATCTCCTTGCGCTTATCTGGTGTATCTCCCCCATCACGTATTAACTTCTTTACTTTGTTTGCAACCTCTCCTGCTTCACCAGTGAGACCTAGTGCAAGATATTGTACACCTAATTCTTTTGGGAATATAGCTGTCTTACATGCAGACTGCTGATATTCTGTAGCACTTATTGTGCTGATGTTTTTCCATTTCATAAACTGTTTAGCTTCCTTTTCTAAGTTGTTCATCTTTTTTTATCCTCGACAGGTTCTCAAAATACGCAGTATTAAAACCACGTTGCCACTCTTTGAGTTGCATATCTTCCTTGAAGCGAGGGCGAAATTCTGTAAACAGCTTTCTCTTTCCCAACTGTCTATACTTACCGCCCTTTTTAAAAGCTTCATAGCCCCAACTAAATTGTATTTTTAGTGGGGCATCATACCTCTTGAACTTCCTATGCTGCATCCTTCTTCTCCTTGAACGCTTTTATAACATCAGATGAAAATAGTTTTTGTAAGTTTAGTAGATACATACGTGACGCATTGTGGTCTCCACCAGACACAGACTTTTTATAGTCTAGGTTGTGTATGATACGTCTGAGACTTCTTGTATCAAACACTAGAGTGGCAAAGACTTCATCACCGATACATAGATTGTGAAACCAATAGTCTGATTCAGTAGCATTGATACCACTAGGCTTGCCGTAGCACTCATACTCTATGGCAATGTTGCCAGTTCTCTGCCACACATCTCGCTCACTCTTGACTTCAATCTTTTTGTCTTGCAACATATCAGCCACAAGCTGTTCTCTGACCTTGCCGTATTGCAGGTCTATGTCAAATTTCTTTCTATTTTTTGGTGACGGTGCTGTCTTTGTCATTCGATGTCCCTTCATTTTGAGGTTGTGTTGAAGCCAGATATTTCATTAATATATTTAGCTTGCCTTCATACTCTGCAATGCTACTTAACTCCTTATCTATAGTTTGCATTATATCCTGATGCTGTCCTATACCCACAGGGTTCTGAACCAGAACATTTATATTTGCAAGATGCTTATTTATATTACCCATAAGATAGGTTCTTGTTGCATTTAAAAGTAATTCTCTCATTATATTATAACTCCTACTATTACTCCTGACATAAATACAGAAATGTATGTTAGCATTTCTAGTATAAATATTCTAGTGTCTGTATGGTCTATAAACTTAACCATATTTTTAAACGTAAAATATTTCATATAGTAACTCCTTTATGCGCTAATGTCAACTACTTCACACACACCTGCGGTGCATGCCAACTCACGACTGCCTGACGTAGTGTCTTCTTTTTCAAACTCAGATAATGCTCTCCAATCAATACCCTTTGGCATTTTGCTTAACATATCTTTGTACTCCACTTCAGTGCAGTCTTGATAAGGTGCTTGTTTATAGGTATGCTCACTAAAAGGTAGAAAGCTTATACCTGACACCTCGTCAAAGTTTTTATACACCCAAGAACCTACATCCAACCACTCATGCTCTTTTACAGAGATGGTTACAGATGGCTTGTGTTCACACCAGTATTTCTGATACTTGAGCCATATATTTAATTGTTCTATAGCAGACATGTCCTGCCTAAACACAGCGGTAGATGGTGCTTGCATGGGAAAGCTAAATACTGTAGTGCTTTGTGGCTTCATCACATCAGGCTCAGATGGTATTCCTTGTGCCACCATGAACTGTGTAAGTGGGTCTTTGTTATCGCCACGAACTGTACGTATGTAATGTGGATTGTGTCGCGCATGTATGCCACTCGCACTGTCAACTAATTGACTAACTGTACCACTGGGCTTGACTGTGGTTACAGCAGTAGACTGTGGTATCCCAAGATTTGCTGACACTTTTCTGTTTGTTTCAACGGCAGTCTCACGTAGCCTTGTAAGCAACCCTTCAATATTATTTCCTATTCTAGGACTCTTACCACTTAGTAACGCATTGTCCATAATGCCAGTAAGAGATACACCCAATAATCTCTCTTCTTCTGTATTATCTTTCCATACCTTACGTAGATATTTAAAGTCGGTAAGAGTAGACTGATATGTGCCTAGTATAGTTGCTAGTTTTACTTTCTGTATGAGAGTTTCTTCTGTGTCGGATTCGCGTACAACAACTTCAGTAAGGTTACAGAATTGATAGGGACGTAGTATTATTTCGCTACATGGGTTGCAACCAAACTCTTGTTCTACATCTCGTCTACCATTCTTAGACGCTTGTTTTATAGCAGACTGTCTATTAAATATACCTCTCTCTCCTGACTTACTTTCGTAAAGAGAAAGCCACTCGCGCATGAAGGTGTCCATATCGGGCTTTGACTTGTAGGCTACACTATTGTTTGCTAATGCACGTTGCCCTTCATTCTCCCACCACTGTCCAGACTTAGCGTGTCGCATCTGTGTATCTCCTAAATTAGATAGAGATATTAGTGCTGACCTACGCACACCACCCACTACAACAACTTCACCAATCTTACACATAATATCATGGCATTCTAGTGGGTACAACCTGCGATTCTTAGCCTGCGTAAACTTGTCAATTAAAAATTGGAACAGTTCTTCCAAAGGTGCAGGACCACTAGCACGACCGCCAAATGTTTTGAGTCTAGCACCTGCAGGTCTCACTTCTGAGACATCCCATTGTGGTATCTGTCCTGCATACAACATAGCTATCATTTCTCGCAATGCTCTTGCCCAACCCGGTCTGCTATCAGCCACCTTTATAATGGTATCACTATTCTCAAAATGCTCATTTACAACAGGCAGTTTATCTACATTCTCTCTTTCTACAGAGAATCCCACACCTGTGCCACACATTAACACATACATAGTTTCATCAAACGCTCGTGGACTATCGACAGGTATGTATGAACAGTTGTATCCTGCTACGTGACATCTGTCTAATGCTGAACCTGCTGTCATCAAAGCTCTCATGCTAGGCATAACACTTAACCCCATCATAGCGTCTTCTAAGTCATGCTTTGTAGCCTGTGGTATAGTATGGTTGTGTTTCTTTTTAAGATGGTTAGACATGTAGCCTATATATCTGTCTACAGTCTCACTCCATGTCTCGCGTCTTTGTTCGTCTTCTTTCCATCTCGCGTAGCGTGATAGCGCAATAAAGTTTTGATAGTCGGTTGGTAGTAAATTATTCATGTCAATCTCTCAATGTTTTTATGTTTTTAATATCAGCACCCTGAACATCATAAAAATATTCTCGGATGCCATCCTCAATTTCCTCTGATACTTTACCATCGGCAGGAATGGGGTACTCCTCTGGGTCTATATCTATAGCTATAAGCATTTTAACTAGCATTTATTTGTCCTCTATATACTTTAAATATACTCTAGCTTTTTCAAGGTCTTCATCTTTACCTTTATCTCTCTCTCTGTATACATACTTTATGTTGTTACCTTTACAGTAACCTCTAAACTCTTCGTCTGTTAAGGCTGCTCGTATCATATCTATACACTCTACACCACCTTTGAGGTAGTGAGGTGGACTATTTACCATGTCAATCTTTTTCTTCATTACTCTTAACCCCATTCATAAAATTTAAATGTATTATATTACTATCTTTTTCTTTGTCAATAAATAAATCTTGTTGACCATCATTTGAACGATTAAGATAGTCATGCAACAAGTTTCTAAAAGTTTCTACTTCTTCTATTATAGGCACAGAAGCACACATCATTCTGCAGAACTGCATAAGCTCACTCCACTCGTCTTCTGGAAGATTATTGTCCTCTGATGTAACGACTACAATATCTGCACTGCCTGACCACGCTCCATTTTTACTGCTCTTATTAGGACGAACTCTTATCACAAAATCATTCTTATCTAATTTATCTACTATGTCCATATGCTTTCCTTTTATATCCATTAAACTTTATAAAACTTGGGTACTTGTCTTTGCCTTTTTCTTTTATCCATGCTTCAGGAATAATTCTGTCATAGTAAACAAAATCATATCTTTCACACCATTCACCATATGTAGACTTTGCGCCTTTCCTAAGTTTGCGTCTGCTGTTTTCAAACACAAAACGTATATCTAATTTAGGATGTTGTTTCTTTATGGCAAGATGTTTTCTTCTATCTGATGCTGTGAACTGTCCTTTAGTTTCTATTATTACACCATTGAACAGCACGAAATCGGGTGTATATGTGCGGTAGGCTAAATCTTCCCACTCTATTTTGAAAGGCTCGTACTTAAACTTAACACGTTGCTCTTTCAACAAGTCAGAGATTTTTATTTCCAGACCACTACGATACCCATACTTTCGTGCTGTCGCAAACTGAGAGAATCTATTTACCAATTAAAGAAAGAATCCTCTGTTATAAGATAGAGAAGAAACACCAAGAGCCTTATACTCTTCAGCTAAAGCTCTGTCTGCTTCTCTTTTAGCTTCCATAGCCATTTTCAAGGATGCATACTTTTTCTCTTTATATTCTTTACGCAAAGAACTTAAACGCTCTTGAGTTTCTTTTATCTCAGTTTCAAGAGCTTCCATTTCCATATCACTCATTTAAATACTCCTCATTTAATTGAACATATGCAACCATTCTAGGTTGCTTGGCTTGTGACTTGACCGCAGGTTTTTCCACAAGGTTAGACCAACAATCAAATCGGTACGAACAGAACTTGCAGTTCGTGTTCAGTATCTTATTACCTGTAGGCTTACCTCTGAATGTTTCGTCTTCGGCTTCAAAGCAACGCTTAAACTTATTAGCCTTTACCACATCCACAGTATTAGATATCTTCTTTACTTCTTTATTCATATCTAAACCGCTTGCAGGCACATATTTAAAGTGTCCATTGGCTTTGTTAACAACCCACCAACCACCTGCTCTTTTACCAGATGCTTTGGCATATCCTGCTAACTGCCCAATGTAGCCGAATCCATCTGACTCTGCAAGAGCATCATAGGATTCAAACTTATTTTTGTAAGACCAATCTGAAGCAGACTTAATATCATCTACCGCATCATTGACAACGATATCATACGTGCCAGATATTTTAGACTTTCCAACATCCAAAGAAACTTCTTTAGAGTTTTCATAATTAATACCTGCTTCAGTCATTAGACCTTTGAATACTGCTTCCACTATATCACCAATCATCATATTCATAATGAATGTTGTAGGAAATGGTAGAGCTTTCTCAGGCTTATTCTTGTCATACCATAGCTGACAAGTTGGTCTCCCCACATTCGACATACGTAAACGAAAATCTTTACGCTTTCTCTCCCCACCGAACTGACGTTGCATAGCTTCTGCCACATCGGTAGCCACCTGTTGAATGGTTGTACTAGACATAGCTGTCTTTCCATTAACAGCATTCTCAAGGTATTGATGCAACGCTAGTTCAGCAGGATGGTTCATTAGCAACCCACGCTGATGTCTTCAACTTCAATGTCAACCATGCTGTCCACTACATCAACATCATCATCTTCCATTTTAGAGTTAGCCTTCTCTTGCCATAGATTCAGAATGTATTGATTGTAGTTATCCAACCACGCTAGGAAGTCAGCAAACATGTTCTGGTCAGCATCAGTTACTTCGATAGACTTTGATACATCAAGAGACACGACAGGAATAAAAAAGCTATTACCATTAGGTAACTTCTTTTCATCAGTCGTAGCTGTAATCATGTGATGTATTGGTAGTCTCTGTAGCTTTGCCAGATTAGCGAAAGGCTCGCCCACAATTTTGAAGGCATCTCTGTTATCTATCTCCCATATAAAAGGCATGGGGTCAACAGTCACTTCCGCACCAGTTGACGTTACTGGGTTTACTAATTCGACTGTACCAAAAAGAACTCGCACTCTTTTAATCTGCTTGATTAATTCCTGCATCTTTTCTGGTAATGCTTTAAAGTCCTGTATATAACCTGCAGGCTTACCACAGTTAAAACCGCCATCGTTGTCTTTCAAATCCACATTCAGATTGTCAGACATAACAGTTTTAACATACCTGTTAGGTGCATTAGCACCACCCATTACAAATCGCTTGTACATAAACCTTTGCATGTGTGGTCTAAGCTTAACAGAGTTAGCAAAGTATGTATCACCATCTGGAATCTCCAGTTTGTATGTACCACCGCTAACAGTCTCTACGTTAACACTCTTTCCTTTAACTTCTGCTGTACCCATGATTGGTGAATGGTTAATGCGTAGTCTAGCTAGAGAACTGCTTTTAGCTTTAGCAGGTGCTTCATTAGCTATGCCCATAGCCTTTGCCATTGCGCCATAGTTATTTGGGTCTATTGTCGTTAGTTCTGTCATATATGTTTCTCCTTTAACAAATGAGACATAGTTATATCATATAACATCTTTAGTGTCAAGCCAATTATGTCCTATTTTTGCTTCCAATAATAATGGTACGTTGAAGGTTACTCCCCAACGATTTGATATCAAAGAGGATAGTTCTCTATTAGTTCTATTTATGACATCAATCACCCCATCTTTTTCATGTGGATGCACATCAATAACAATACTATCGTGTACTGTATTGACTATACAAGACCGCATTGGCTCTAAAAGATTATCAATGTGTAGCAGTGCCAGTGGCACAATGTCTGCTGTAGCAAACGACTGCACAGGATAATTCTTTATCTGTGTGAAGTGGCTTATTCTGCCACTCCTATTACGTTGCACGTCTGGAAAAGAAAACTCTCTACCAGATGGTGTAGTAATCTTTTGTTTATCCAAGGCTTCTCTGGCTAGAGTTTTATGCCAATCGGATATGCCTTTATACTTCTGCGTAAAGTGTTCGTAGTAAGATGCTTCCGCTTTAGTCCTGCCGAAACCACTTGCACCATACAGCGGTGCAAAGGTGTGTGCTTTTGCTTCTTGTCTGCTCGTAGGCTGACCTGCATCTGATATAACTTTCGCTGTATACGCATGCACATCAAAGCCTGTCTTGACTTCTTCAATAGCAACTTTGTCCTGTGACAAATATGCAGCAGCTCTGAACTCTAGTTGTGCAAAGTCTGCTTCAAGAATATATCCTTTCATACCAAACTCTTGGTTATTCCAACGTGAGATAAATACTTTCTTAACAGGAAACGTACCACCTCTGGGCATGTTCTGCATGTTTGGGTCTGCACCAGATAGTCTACCTGTAGATGTGCGATGCTGTAACAATCTAACGTGTAGCCTGCTATCTGCCTTTACATGTGTGGCTATACCATCTATGAAAGAAGATAGATAAGTCTCTACTGCAGACAACCTACGCACGTTGCGTAAGAAACGCTCTGCATCTTCCATGCCTTTGTTCTTTGCTGTACTCTCAAGCATTTGTAAATTCATCTTGTTTGTAGTGAATCCATTGGCTGATGCCCACTTTGGTGATGGTGGCACAAAACAAAATCCTGCACGTTTTTCTGTAGGTATGTATAAATAGCCTTTGCCATCACAATCAACACAGCGTGTTTCTTTAGCAAAAGGTGTACCATCTTTCTTTGTCTTACGAATCCTACCATAGCCAGTACATGTAGCACATTGCTTTGATTCAGTTCGGTATAATTTTTTTGTATTCTCTGCTATTGCTTGCTTAAAATCTGAGCCTGTCATGTATGGGTCAATAGCTGTAACCCAATCCGTTTTGTCTTTAACTTTCCTGCCATAGATAACCCATGATAATTGCTCTGGACTATTTAAGTTTACAGGTGTGTCACCCATAACTTCTCTAACTTGTGCTTCCAAACTCTCTATCAATAATCCTCGCTCTGATTCATACTCGGAACGAACATCATCTAAGGCGGTAGAGTCAACCTTAAATCCTCTGCAATATATCTTAGCCAATCTTACTGCCAGTTGATTGGTAAGTAGAACTGTGTCCATCAGAGATGCGTCACTGCTATTTAATCTAAACATTAGTTTGTTTGCTACCTGTTGTGTAGCGTGTAAGTCAGCAGACAGGTAAGACACCAACTCATCGTGCGGTATCTCGCGTGTGGTAACACCTTTCTTAAAATAATACTTCAGAGTATCTTGCTTCTTTGTATCAACTTCATATCTCTCGGCACATGCTTCAAGAGACAGTGGCTGTTTGATACCACGCTGTAGTACATACTCAGCAAGCATAGTGTCAAACACCGCACCATCATACTTGAAACCAGACTCCCATAACCACATTAAATCATATGCAGAGTTGTGACATATTACAGCACCTGCCTTGTCTAGTAGGTCTTGCACAATCTTATGTCCATTCTCTGTAGGTTCTTTGTCCGCGTGGTCAAAAGTAATCTGATACTCTTCGCCAGTATCTGTAAGTATACCCACCATTACCAATGTGTTAGTAGCTTCAAATGGGTCAAGGTGTAACTTGCCATCTCTGTTAGTAACTGT